GAATTTCTCATAACTCCCCTATATAATCATTATGTTTAAAGGTATGTTCCAGACATCAGGTAGATAAGCGACTGGTGTTCCGTTAACCACCAGCCAGAACATTAATTCTTACCTAGTTCATACAACATGTCGAATATTTTGTCTAACTTGGTATTGATTTGCTTGGTGATTTGGTGCATTTCACTTTTACCGCTTTTGATTGATTCGGTATTATGAGCAATCTGTTGTTCGTGTAATGCCACATCTTCCTTAATATTGCTGACATATACAAACCCACTTATGAACAATGTTAGAACAACCAGTATGTGTGCTACGTTTACACTTCTCGATAAGTGCCACGATTCTTGTTCTTTCATTCATAGTCCTTATGCTAAATAAGTGTTACCATCATCGATTGCTTGATTAACTGCGGTCATATCTTCTGTAGTCCAGTAGTCTTTAGTTGTCATATTCTCAAGATGTTCTACATTTCTACGAACACAATCCTTTGATTTAGTGTTTGTATAAACTAATGCTATTGTTTGATTAATTGTATATACCGAATCTAACAAAGCAGAATAGTTTTGTGCAATTTTTTCTGTTGTCATATTTATACTCCTTTAAGTGCTGTGACTTCTGATTCAAGTGCTGTTACTTTAGCAGTTAATTCTTGTACTGCTTTAACTAATGGCATAACAAACATCTCGTATGAGATACCTTGCATATTGTCTTGTCCGTCATTAATCTGATGCCACCCAGCAAAGTCTGTGATATTATTATTGTCCATCGCTGTCTTAACCTCTTGAGCAATAAAACCATACATCTTATCTTGATGAGTTGCTTCAGTTTTATCAGCATCATATTCTGACATAGACGAATCTAATTCAGATGGTGCTTTGAACTTATAAGTTACTGGTCTTAAATCGTTGATGAAGTCTAAACCACAATCAGTATTGTCTTGAATGTCTTTTTTAATTCGTTCATCAGAAGAACGAGTCCAAGAAGCATTAGCAGTAAATTGGTTATATACCCTACTCGCACCACTATCTCTACCAAAGGTGAAGTAACCACCACCAACACCCTTAACTGCGTTTCCTAATACAATTTCATAAGTTGTAGATGCACTGCTTGGAAAACAATAAGAACCAATTAAAGTATTCTGGTCACCAGTTGTTAGAGGGGTATCATAATTTCCAGCAAGATACCCTACAAAAACATTATTAGAACCAGTTGTTACTGAACCACCCGCACTATAACCATCAGCAACATTAGCCGCACCAGTAGTATTAAATCTCATAGCCATATGCCCCATAGCAGTATTATAACTACCTGATGAATTATTCTGTAAGCACTTAGTACCCTGACCATTATTATAATTACCGCCACTTATTGCTGTTAAACAAGAAGAACCTAAACCGTAGTTACTAGTAGCGGGGGTAGTGGCATCACTTAGTCCATCTAAAGATGTCGCACCACCAGCAGCAGCAGTCTGAAACGTAGGTGCTACACCAGTACCACCAGAGGTTAATACTTGTCCACTTGTGCCTACTGCTACATTAGCAGGTGCTCCAGTAGCATCATAAGTGATTAACTCACCGTCTGTGCCGTGTGCCATCTTAGCGAGGGTTACTGAGTTATCATCAGGTGTTCCTACACTGCTTAAATCTACATTAGCATCAGGCATAGTTATTGTTCTTGTTGTACCAGTAGTTACCCCACTGACATCAAACGATAACTTCTTTGTTTCATCTGCTCCATCTAGGAAGCCACTGTCACTGTATTTAATACTCATTTAGGAAACCTCTCTTTAATCTCGTTGATTGAATCTACCCAAGTTGAAGTGCCATCTCGTTGGTCATCGAATTGCATCTCGAACTGGGGGAGTTTGTCGTATTCTTCTTTGCGACTTCTTGCGTAGGCTAGGCTGTCGTATTCTGTTTGCCATTCAGTATCTGCAGTTTCAATATCTGCTTCGCTTGGTTGTGGTTTATCAGAGTTCCATTCTTTAATATAAACACCATTACCGTCTGAATCGTCTTGTAAGGTAAAGTCTGTGTCTGGGTTGAAACCTAATTTAATTAATCCGTTTGATGTTATCATTTTATACTCCCGCTAATCTAAAGCCTTCTAAGTAAGTTTGGTATTCGTTTTCTTGTGCTGAAGAAACAGAATCATCGTGAACAGCATAAAATTCTACATAATCCCCAACACTAAGATTTAAAGTAAAAACATCTATAAGAGAATAAGAACTCCTCCCCGATACACCCCTTATACCCGTACTATGATGTCCACCACTCAGATAGCCCCCATTCTTATAAGGCACAATATGATAAGTAGGGTTTGATGATACTGTAGCACTGACCCAACGAGCATCAAAATGATACTTACCAGCTTTACCTGTAGGTACTGTAAATCTATAAGTAGAGGTGTTAAAAGCAGAATCAGTATCCCAACTTGTTGCGTTGAGAGTTAATTTAACATATACACCATTAGCAAAAGATTGTCCTGCTGTCATATATGCTCTAAAACTCGGAGTGTTATCACCACCAGCAGCAGCCGCAGCACTTGTCCAATCAGTACCATCACTGGTTAAGACATTACCACTTGTAGAAGGTGCTATATTGATTAACTCACCAGCAGAATCAGGCAAAGTAATTGCTCTGTCGGTATTGGTATTAGGTGCTTCTAGGGTAATGACACCAGTACCACTTGCGTTACCACTTACTTTTAATTTGCTCATATTCTATTCTCCTAGAGGACTACCCAAGTGTGACCACTCGGAATTGTGACAGAAATTCCACTATTAACTGTGACTGGCCCAACACTCATAGCACTCTTGTTTGTGCTTAGTTCGTAATCTGTTGTAACGATAAGTTCATTCTCTACGAATACTGCATCACCGCCTGCACCTGTAGCACCGCCACCAATGCTTCCCCAAGCAGAACCATACCCTTCAAAGGATGCTGTAGTTGAGTTGTATCTAAATTGACCTGCCGCACCTGAGCCTCGTTGTGCTGTAGTACCTGCTGGTATGTCTGCTTCACCTGTTGAACTAGATTTAGATACTACCGTAGATGCTGATACTGATACATTACCCCAAGCTGCACCGTCATACACTTTCATAATATCGGTAGTAGTATTGAAGTACATATCACCTGCTGTCAGAGCATCACCATCATTATCTAATGTAGGGTCGCTTGCTTTAGCACCTAAGTAAGTATCATCAAAGTTATCTGCTGAAGCTGCCGCTGCTGTTGCCGAAGCTGCTGCTGCTGTTGCTTGAGTAGTAGCTGTGGTAGCTTGAGTAGCTGCTGATGTAGCACTAGTAGCTGCGTTAGTTGCAGAAGTACCAGCATTGGTCTCTGATGTCGCTGCATTAGTTGCTGAGGTAGAAGCATTAGTAGCTTGTGTAGTAGCAGTAGAAGCACTAGCTGCAGAGGACACTACATCGGCTGCGGTTAAAACTACATCTGCATTAGTAGCAACCTTATCAGCTGCGGTAGCAACTCTGTCTAAACCTGTTTGAACCTTATCTGCCTCTGCTGATACCACATCTGCGTTAGTTAATACTACGTCAGCATGAGTTAGTACAACATCTGCATTAGTTGTTACAACGTCTGCATTAGTTAATACTAGATCAGCTGCTGCATCATCTTCGCTTGATTGAGCATTATTCTCTGATACTAAAGCTGCTGCTGCACTTGCCGCTGCCGCTGTTGCTGAACTTGCTGCTGTTATTGCGTCAACAATTAATGCCCAGTAAGTTGTGTTTGTTAATAATGTTCCAACAGGTGAAGCTAAGATACAAATATAAACATTGTTCAGTTGAGCAGTTGTAGTTGATTTAACTAGATCACGTTGCATATAGGCTGCTGTAGTCGTAGTAGCATCAGTGCCTTTATATACCCCGATCTCCTGTGTTGCATCTAAGTCACCTGCACTATCAAAGGCAAACAACTTGTTAGCTCTTGATGCTGCCGAATCTAATACTTCCACATCACCTGCATCTGTTACCGTAGTAGCAAACTTAATTGATCTATCTAAAGCATCTTGGTGTTGTTGAGTTACGAAGGTTAGTCTATCTAGTGCATCTTCGTGAGTTTCTGCTGGGAAAGGATCGTTCTCTACATAGTCCGTTCCTTGAGTT